AAAGAAGAGGCTTTTTTTAGGGCGAAAAATTACGCGTCTAAAAAGGGGTCTGAGTTTCTGATAATTGATGATAGTAATAGGAGGGCCGATGAAGCTGAGAAGAGATAGTCAGGTTGGCGGCGATCATTATGCCAAGCTTGCAGTGCAACCAACGTACTACGCGCTGGCCAACGGTCTCGGGGTGTGCGAGGCCAATGTCGTGAAATACGTTTCCCGCTGGAAAAACAAGGGGGGTCTCAATGACCTCAGAAAGGCGCGGGAATATCTTGAAATCCTGATTGAGTGGGAGATGGAAAATGAGTGAAGAAAATAAGGCTCTATTGGCTTTCTTTGGGGTCATTTTCGTTGTTTTAGGGTTGCTGGGGGTGGTAGGCACCCTTGAGCTAGAAGACGAAAAACAGGCCCAAGAAAACTACTGTGAGATGGTTAAGCGGGGTAGTTGGCCCGATCACAAGGGAACCTACCATGAATACTGCGAGCAGGAGGACTACTAATGGGCTTAAAGCACGAAGCTGTATGGTCTCTGGCAATCCTGCTTTTTATTTCTTTTGTGCTGGGGATGAGCGGGTGTACCCATGTGCGCCAATCATCAGATTCAGCGTGGGAGTATCCTCATGAGTAAAGGATCAAAGAGAAGGCCAAGATCTGTTCCTGCTGACAAGTTCAGTGATAGCTGGGACAGGATATTCAACAAGCCAAAAGGAGATAACACCCGTGTCAAAAAGCCCAAAGACAATGCGCGACCATCAGGCGGTGATCATGAGGTCAAAGATCTATAGGTCTGGCGGCTCTTTCGTGCTGTCAGATGTTGTCAGCAAGCTACACCTGTGCGCCAAGCATTCCCAGAGAGTCCTCGACAGGATGGTTTTTCTGGGGATGCTGGATGTTGAGGAGTTCGGGCACCACAAGGCCTATCGAAAGGGGATGATTAAGACGCCCGTCACGACCAGACGGCTGGCTAATTACACGCCCCCGAAACCCGCAGGGATGACCCACATAAACCCGTGGATGGCCGGATCAATGGGTCAGGAGCGGGGCACCAATGTATCCTGACTCAGAAGGTCAGGCTCAGGCCGTCAGATCTGCAATGCTGATGGCCAGAATTTTAGGTAGCGACATCTTCATTCTTGAAGACTTGACGATCACCTCAATGCCAGAGAATATTGGACGAAAGCGAGTCTTGGAGGTGATTCGCTGTCCAGACACCAGTAAAGAAGTCGAACAGCTTTACTGAAAGAACCCCCAGCACCCAAAACTCCGAAGGGCGAGTGGTGGCGTCTGAAGGCTTGATGAAGAGCGATTGGGTGCGAATTGACATCTGGGTGCGCCAATCAAGCCGACCACCACACTTTTGTTACCCAGCGCCCCCTAACGCCTAACAAGTTATCTAGAGTCAACGGGTGTTCAACAAACGCTCAACCAATGCTTTGTTGCCCCAACCTATTTCTTCTTCAAATGCTTCATAGGATTTCTTCCCCCCGCCATACGCCTTTCGACAATCAGATCAAGGCCGTCCCGCAATATCCTCATTTTCTCTCCGTCACGCGACACATCCCAGTTGTGACAAACCACTTCTTCCACCAGATAACTCGCATAAAGCCCAAACCTTTTACGAATAATGGCCATCGTTCGGCCAAACCTCATCAGGCTGTCAGTAATCGTGGCGTCCCGAACCGGCTTGCCTCCCCTAGCTCCTAACAAGTTAACAGGGCGATTGAATATTCCAGCCTGTGTCGCCTGAGCCAAGATGTATTCTGCCGCTTGATGCTGGGCGAGGGTGATTATCCCGTCAACCAGATACCCGTCCACGACCATCTGATCCATAACTCTTGAGCGAGGAAGCTTCCCTCCCTCGACCATGGTTCGGTGCCGCCTATGTATCTCATTAGTGCCTAGATCTGTTGGCCTCACATCAAAACCCCACATCCGACCAGTCCTGCTTTTTCCCCCCATACTTCTCCGCAAAACTCTTTTCTTGCTTCACTGGAGGCTCTTCAAACCGCCCATTGGCGATGTTGTACTTCAGCAGGCACATACCCTGCTGTCCCACCCACTTGAATCTAGACTTCCAGCAGTGGATCTCCGTTGCCTCCTCAGACCGATGAACAGTAACCCCAAGGTCTGCCTTGGCGAACCACGCCGCACTCCCCGAGATGTTCATCCCCTTCGGGACCGCATAGGTGCCGTCTTCTCTTGGATACATCTTCTGGGGGTGGGCAACGAACCAGACATGGATGCCGTGGGCTTTTGCAAAACTTGTTATCTTCGAAAGCATATAACTAATACCTGTATGCTCCTCCTGACCACTCTGCTCGATGTAGTTGTACGGATCGATGACCAGACCCCTTACCCCAAGCCGCATTACGGCCTGCTTACACCGATCAATAACACTCTCAATCGTGGCCATGCCGCCATCTTTTGACTCAAGAAACACAAAATGATTGTCAATAAAGGTCATGGACTCCTCAAGCTCTTCCTCTGTCATGCGAGGGTATATCCCGTCATAGAAGGGCTTCCCCGACACCTTCTCTGCCAGCTTGGCAATATGCATGTGAGGAGGATTCTCAAAAGAGCAAACGGCAAACTTCCACTGGTGTTTCTGCGCGAGGTTTATCATTAACATGTCAATAAATTCAGACTTCCCGGAACCGGGCATCCCAGTCACGATAGAAAGCTGTCCCTCCGCTATTGTGAACAGGTCATCTACAGCAGGGAATCCTGTCGATGCGCCGCGTCCATGACCGTTCTGATAAATTTCTTTTACTGAGTCTCGGTAGTCCTCCGCGCCGTACACACCGGACAGTGGCACTGGAACCGGCTTCTCGAATATCTTCCTTGTTTGATCAGCACCCAATTCCCTGACGCAGTCATTACCATCCTTGATTCCCTCAGGGAACTGCACTCGCCAGCACTTAGCCCTGCCAACACGACGAGCGATCTCCTCAGCCAACGCCTCACCCGCCTGATCATTATCCGTGGCCAAGACAACCTTCTTGACCTTTTCAATCTTCTCTCTTTCTTCCCAGATATAAGCAAACTTGTTGTCCTCTTCAGGTGATACCCGCTTCTGGCTCACCTTTGCCGGTGCGCCATTTGGACAGCTCACCGCCTTGATGCCAATCGCGCCCAGCGCAATGACATCGCATTCCCCCTCAACAATGATCAGCTCTTCTTGATCCTCATCAATGTCGCCATAAAAAGTTTTTGCGGCACCGTCGCTGGTAAACGCCTTACCAGTAACACTTCGCCACTTAATTGCCTGAGGGCTTTCCCTGTCCCCGTAAATAAATCCGACCGCTTCCTGCTCTTCGCCCTGCATCCATTTCATGCCGGTGGTCATTGCCGGTAACCCGTCAAGAGATTCAAGCTCAACACCTCGCCCAGAAAAAAATCTCCTGATCAGATCTACGTTGTAATTCAACTGTGTCGGTATCTTGGTGATCTTTGCCATATGCTCCTCGTAGAATTTTTTTCTTTTTACTGCCCCAGCCGCCCCGCAGTGATGGCACATATAAACCGTGGAGTCGCTGTTTACCGTGATGGACAGAGTCTTTTCGTTTTTCTTCTTTCTTTCGTTGTTGCATTGTGGACATGTTGTTCTTGTGCTCTGATTATACTTGAGCACATGATCTTGTAAGCCACCCATTAGTGCTTGCTCCTTTTGTTTTTTTCTGATATTTAAAGACTTACTAGGACTTTCCTAGGCACAGAAACATCCTAGGCTTGTGAAATTCCTGATATTTAATCAAGTAATTTCATAGGCTTAGGACATTCCTAGGCTTAGGATATTCCTAGTAAGCACCACCCAACTCCTTTGCTTGCCCTCCCCACGGAGGGCTTTTTTTACGAATCTAATTCTTCCATCAGCATCTTTGCCACGACAGATCGCTCTGGTTTTGACATGAGCATCATTTCATCAAGGGCATCCTGAAGCCCCCGTGGATACTCAGCGATAACGCAATGGTCTAAAAATGCATCGGAATGAAGATACCTGATGGCGTCTTCTTTTTCGGTAGGCGCGGCACCAATCAGGTCTTTGATTGCCTGCTTGATTACCTTGCTGTAAACGACTTTATAAATATCTGACACTTATTTCTGCGCGTGGATTTTCTTTATCAACGCCCCCCCAGTAAATGTGCTTCTCTTTCACCGACCTATCGTTCCTGTAAATCTTGTCTTGCAGGCAGTCGAGTATCAAAGACTCGTCAAGATCGGGTCTCCGACTAGCATAAAATATTGTGATGGTGACGGCCACATCTTTTTCAATCAACTCATCAAGCACCGGGCATTGCTCTGCAAAGGAGTCTACATAAGCCAAGGCTTTTTTCGATTTAATAACCATAGAACCGCCGCCCTTAGTCCTGACAATTCTACGAGAGTTGGCCTTGCTACAAGGCTCACCAAAGATTACAAAAGTAGCGATTTCTTCTTGCATGTTCTTTTTTTCCTTGATTACAATGAGACAAATTACAACAGGGGTGGATCAATGAGCAAGATGTCACGTTATGTTTATCGCCTGATTGAGGAAGGCAAATTACCGATGGAGATCGATGATGAGTATTCAAATAGAAAAAGACATCCCAATCCCGAGGCGGTCAAAGCTACCAGCGTTACCGTTTCAGGACATGCAGGTAGGGGATTCGTTTCTGGCACCAGTGCCAGTGGAGAATCTACGTCTAGTGTCAACGCTTCGACAGCGGGTGTCCAGATTTCAGCGGGACAATCCAGAGATGAGGTTTAGTGTTGTGAGAGATGGAGAGCAAATGAGGGTCTTCAGAGTCGCATGATTATCACCAACCACACCGGACTGCCAGAACCTGTATTTAAAGCGTTAACCCGCAATGATTACAGCAAAGGCAAAAGCAACAGGTCTGTCACCCAGCTTATTGACTCGCCCCGTGTTCGCGTTCTCCGCAAAGAGAATGACGAAAAGATCGAGGAGGATGCGGCAGATATGCTGTGGTCAGTGCTTGGCACCGCCGTCCACAAAATGTTTGAGGAGCATGAAGCGGATCAGCACATTGTTGAGGAGCGTCTTTATGCGGAGATAGAAAACTGGGTTATATCCGGTGCGATTGACATCCAGCGCGAGGAGGGCGATGGGTCTGTCACGATTCTGGATTACAAGTGCACCAGTGCTTGGTCAGTAATCTATGGGAAATCCGAGTGGGACAAACAGCTCAACTTCTATGCTTGGCTTGCCGAGCACGACAAGGGCTGTACGGTGGGGGCATTAAAAATCTGTGCAGTGTTGCGCGACTGGCAACGAAAGAAGGCGGAGGTTGACTCTTCTTACCCGCAGGCTCCGATTGTGATCGTGGACATACCGCTTTGGTCTCAACAAGTCAGAGATGAGTACGTCAGGGAGCGCGTCAGAATCCACCAAGAGGCTGAGTTTGAGCGCCTAACGGGCGGCGATCTTCCCCTGTGCTCCGATGAGGAAAGGTGGAAAAAGGACGATCAGTTTGCCGTCAAGAAGATAGGCACAAAGAGGGCCATCAAACTATTCGACTCTATGGATGATGCCTTTGCCTACATGAAAGAGAATCAGGAGATAGAGACCCGCAAGGGACGCTCTGTCAGGTGTGAGGATAACTATTGCAAAGTCGCGGAGTTTTGCGACCAGTACAGGAGGGAGGATGCTTGAGCAAGATCCCGACTTTTATCGGAAGGTAGCGGGGATGATGCAGTCATCCAAGGCTCTTCTAAAGATAAATGTGGTCGGCAATCAAATGACGTTCAGTCTCGATGGCAAAGAGATTGGGTCACTGGGGACTGCGGAGTTTTACCGCATGTCAGTAAAAGAAATATGGTCACAATTAGGAGTTGGCTATGAGCACCAAAAGTACCTCGAAGTCTGAGCCGACCTACAAGTCGGTTTGGGAAACGCTATCAAAGGTTGATTGCTCTGAACATACTCAGGAGAAGAACGGGCTTA